AGATTTAGTATAACCAGTATATGTAGAAAGTTCATCTATATTAAAAACATCTTTCTGTGATAATAAAAGAGATTTGAGCTTCTCTGCTTCTTTTAACTGAGATTCTAATTCTCTGATTTCCATTTTCATTTTTATTTCTGAGTTTTCCATAATTATTTATTATTAAATTGATTTGCTAGTGAATAAAATTTATAAGTTTCGTAAGGCAGTTTATACCCTTTGCAATTATAACAGAATAGTTGCTTTGCTTTCTGTTCTATTATTGTTGCACATTTGTTACACTTTCTCATAATTAACAATTTAAGTATTCGTGATTGTGTGTAACAGACATTTTAATCTCTCCATCAGGATGATTTGAATAAACCATTTTAAGAGCTTCTACAAGCACTTCTAGTTCTTCTGGTGTGATTGTATAGGAATATATTTCTAAGCTTGCTAGCATATCTTTCTTTGCCTCCTTGTCGCCCTCTATCCTGTAATTAGAACTAACTTCAATTTTAACATCATCTTGTAGTTCATGCCTTGTCTTTTTTACTTGACTCATCATTTTTTGGTTATAATCTTTGATTTTCTTTATTATTGTTTTCATATCTCATAAGTTTTAGTTGAGTTCATAATGTAGTTAGCGTGTACAGTAGCCTTATGATGTAGTTCGTCATTCTTGCCTTCTAAGAAGTCCATGTAATGATTTTGCCAATTAATATCATATTGTAAGCTTACCACCTCTTCTTCTAACTCATATATTTTATCTATTAAATTGTCTTTTGATGTTCCCATTTTATTCAGTTAATTCTATTTCTTTTTCTATTATCTTGCCTTCTAAATCTACAACTGTGTAGCCATGACTTTTTAATAGGTTAATTGATTTTCCTATTTGATTTACTCTTTTTCTGTAATGGTCAAATATCTCGTTCTCAAATGCGTTTACTTTATTCATAATTATTTGCTTTTATTTGTTTTAAATTGTTTTCTTAATAAATCCATTACTAGATTTTGATTAGATTTCTGAATCCAATCCTCGTTAATCTTAAAATGTTTTGAGGTAATCTTTTTGTTTTCTCTCATTGTTTTCTTTATTAGTTATACACAAACTTAGTTAATAATTTCCAACTGACCAAATAAATATAAAAAAAATTATCTAATAAAGTAATTGCCATGAGGTACAGACCTAGTAAGTAAGTACTGCACCAGATAACGACAACTATCTATTCCGTGATTAAAATTATCATTTGGAATAGAACCTGATAACTTCCAAGAATAATTATTAAACTCTCTAATTAAATTTATAGAACTGCTATCAATTACTATTTGATAATCTTGCATTAATGCAATACCTGATAAAATACTACCTTTCTTTTTTATTGTAGGAACTATACCTGTTAATCCTTTTGTTTTTAATTCACTAATTAAACGAGGCTCACTATTATCGGCAACAATTAAATTCTTACCTGCCTTACGAATACAAGCATCATAAATCTGTGAAGTAGTTAAACCTTTTTTATAAAGATGTTCTTTAAACCAAATAATTTTTCTAGTTTTGTCAATAGCACCTTCTATTAAAGCTGAGGGGTCAACAGAGAAACCAAAGTCCAAACCGAATATTGAATCTATTTCCGTATTAAATTTACCTATATTCCAATGAGTAAATATAACTCCTTCTGCTCTTTGTAACCAACCACCCATTATTTGATGCTTATATTTAAGAGGTCTTCTTACTTTCATATCCTCTATTTGATTCACAAAGGATTCTGACAAGTGGTCTAGGTTATCTAAATATGTAGTATGTATATAAGTAATATTTTCTTTTGTGCCATTAAATCCATCAGGAACTCCTCTGTTTTGAAAGAATCTTTGATATATCCAGTTCTCTTTTGTTGTAGGGTTTAGAATTAATATACATCTGTTCTTTACGTTCTTTGCTCTAATACTAAAATCTATCTTATCAAAACTTTCTTCATCTGTTAACTCCTCTGCTTCATCTAACACAAACGAACTAACACCCTGTATAGATTTAAGCTTTGCAGTTTGGTCTCCACTTGAAGTTCTAATACCACTAAAGTATATTGAACTGCCTGTTAAATTATTAATGATTTCTGTTTTAGTTACAGTGAATTGGTCAAGTATTCCCATCAATTCAAGCTTCTCTATAAACTCAGGAATAATAGACATACCTGCTGAAGTCATTGTATAACGAGTGAATAATATTCTATGTCCTTTTTCGTATGTAAGTAACACCAAGAATGTATTAGTGGCAAATGACTTACCACTTCCTCTACCCCCAGTTATTACATAGTAACGACTTTTAGAATTGAATAGAGCTTGGTATTTAGGATTAAGATTTAGCTTCTTCATCTTTTACATCTTCTGATTCTATATCAATAGTTTTTTCTTTATCAGCAAAGTTAATGATTGGTATGTTAACTTCTGTTTTAACATTTAGTTCTTTTAATTCTTTTGGTTTACCATACTTGTATTCCCAAAGTAATCTCATGTGTGGAAAGCTATCTTTAGATTGTTTAGCTAATTCAAGCCAAGCTTTCTCTTCACTACCAAACACTTTTTTCATAGCTCCTAAAGCATAGTTACCTAGCTTTTTTTCTCTTGCCTTTGGTGGTCGTCCTTGTCCTCTTGACACTCCCTTTAAAGCACCGTTGTTTGCTCTTCCGTCTTTTTTCTTTTTATTATCGTCTTCTATTCCTTCCATAAACCTCTATTTATTAATTGGCATATAATAGAGTAATTGCCTAAGTCCTGATATGTATCTATTAAAGTTTCATTATTGCCTTTACGATTTTTAATAATTAGATTTTTCCATCTACTTATTTTGTCATTCATTCTAAACCATAAACCATGTAAAGCAAAATCTTTACCTTCTTTAGTTTCTAGGTTTGCACCAGTGCTTATATTACCAATGCCATAATCTAATTGCTTCTTTGCAAATAATTCAAACTGCTCTTCAACAATCTTTTCATAACTCTTATAAAGATTTGGTGCTTCTTTTTGTAATTGCTTTCTATAATTGTTTTTCATATTTTCTTGTAATGTATTTCTTGTTTTTTAATTCTACTTCTCTCTCTGGCATATTACTAATGACCATTGTTAATTCATCAATGTCTTTATTGTCTAAGCTATTTATTTTAGCTCTAATGTATTCTCTTTTAATAAAATTATCCATTTTATTTATATTGTCAACTATATGTTCTAACCAAATTAATAAACTAGAATTATACTTTTTGTGTAAATCAAATGTTCTAAGAGAGTGTATAAGGGTTGCATGATTTATATCCCAACCGTTATTGTTATAGAATTTAGTTATTTTACTCAATGGCATTTTCTTATAGTTGTATAGTATGTGATTCAATAAAGACCTGACCTCAACATATTCTCTTCTTCTTGTTACTCTAAATACATCTAATCCAGATATTCTATTAAGTTCGTCTGCTATTTCTTTTTGTGTTATCATTATGGTAAATAATTTTGTTGAATCTTGTAATCCTCTAAAGCGTGTAATATTGCACCACAACATTCATAGTGCTCTTCATTCTCATACTGTTCGATTAATAATGGTATTTCTTTTTCTGTTATTACTCTTTTCTTTAGACAAAGTAGAGTGTCTTCATAACAATCTAAATAATCTAAGTATTGGTCTTCCATTTATAAAGTTGCTTTTACAATATAATTTTCAAGGTCGTATTCATTTTTAATATAGTTTTCATATACTTTTATTGCATATTCAACCTTTTGTTCTCCACTATAATAAAACTCTTCGCTTACATCAAATATGCCTATTTCATTTGTAGGAGATTTGTCGATTACAATATACTTAAAATCTTTATAACTTTTGCCAAATAAATTACAATATATAAAACATTGACTATCGTAATTAAATTTATTAGCACTACTCTTGAAACTATTATATTCTATAAGTTCTCCATTTTTATTATAGAACGACTTGTTTAATTGTGCAGTGCTTTTTAAATCTATTAAGTGTTCTCCTAAAATATCTGCTTTGCCTCTAAATGGATAATCCATTAAATTGTTTACCATAGGCACTTCAAAATTACTGTTCTCTATAAGTTCTTTTGCCTCATCACAATTATAAAATCTATCTCTCATTCTTAAAGCTACATCTCTATCTTTAACAGTAAACACATCCCATCTTTCTTGTTTAGCTAGTTTATATTCTTTATTTGCTTTTGTCTTTACATCTAAAAATAAACACTCATTAAACTTATGCTCTTCTAATATACTTGCATGAAATAAATAACCTTGTGCAAGTGCATCAGATTCAGTAGGTAGGTTTATTTGATTTAAGTATTCTAATGGTGATTTAAGTAGTTGACTTATTGCACTACTTGATAAACAAGCTTTAGCTAAGTAGCCATAATAAAAACTGTCTTCTATTGCTTTTTGTGTGAGCTCATGTCTGTCATGCATCTCATTGTCTAGTGTGATAATTGGTTCTTTCATATTAATTACAATTTGAGTTATACTGATATGATAAACTGTATTCCCAACATCCGTCTGCTATGTAATAAGTATAAATCTCATTGTTGTAACCATCTCTACATAAATAAACGTATCTAACAGTGTTGTCTCCGTAGTCAACGTGATAAGGCTCGTTGTAAGGTGCTGATGGGTAATGACTAAGGTCGCAGTTATCACTACAACTTAAAAGCATACATAAAGTTAATGTGTAAAATATTGTTCTCATATTTCTTTGTTTTCAACACAAAGTTAATAAAAGAACTGATATAAACAAGTATTACATGAAATTCTTTTTCCAAACATCTAATCCAACTGCATAGCGTTGCTTAGTGTCTGGGTACTCTAATATCATTTTAGCATTGTTCATAAACCTTGCTAAAAAACTTGCTTTCTCTTCGTATTTTTTTGGTCTTAATAATGGCATATATAAATAACAATTATAGTTTATTGTGTACTTTAGAATCTACATTTTTTGCAATCCCATTTTTCACCCATTTTATTTATAAACTTCTTGAAGTCTTTAGTTTCTTTATAATACTTCCATACCTTGTCGTAATATATACCAGAAACTCTACATTTTTCTAATGGTATGTTTTCATCATCATTATCAAAGTCGTGTTCAACTTTTAAGACAACACTTTTATCAGTATGCCAAGAATCACATATCCTTTCTAATAATAACCTTTGTCCCATTGGTATCTTATTAAACTTATATTTAACCTCTATAAGTATCAAAACTTCATTATTAAACTCTAATACGGCATCAATATCAGAGGGGTGCAACTTACCGTTTTGAATACCAGTAAAATCAATAACTTGTTTTACCCTTTTTCTATTCCTGATTAATCCTTTGTTTTCAGTCATTGTTATATTCTTTATATACTCTTTCTAGTTTTTTATGTAGATTATTTTTAAAACATGACGAACAACTTGTCAAACTCATTTTTTGATGAAATACTCTGTTGTATATTTTAAGTAACTTTTGTTGTGTTTGAGGGTGTACAGTAGATTTTGCCTCAGTAAAGTATTTATCTAAATATTTAAAT